CATCGCTTTTATATCATAGTCAAGCCATAGTATGAATATTCTTAGACAAAAAGAAAAAACCCTCCGATATTGTGAAGGGTTCTTTCTTTAAGAAATATGAAAGGAGACAAACATTAATGAAAAAAACAAACAAAAACAAAATGTAAGTTGCTATACTAAGAAGTGCTTCTTTCTTCTTAGTACGTATATATATTATCATACATTTCAGCATTTGTCTAGCGTTTTGCTACAATCTCAGTAAAAAAATGTCTCTAAAGGTTTGTTTGTTCTAGTTTGTTCATTAAAGATAGCAGTATATAGCAATATTTAAGCAATACATCCAATCTAAGAGACTTTTATATATAATTGGTGTTATTCTTCATGTTTAGCGTTTTATCTCTCTATTGCCTTATTTTAAGCATTTAAGGTAAAAGAAAAAAGAGACACAAATGAATGTATCTCTTCTTCCAATGAAATTCAATCTAAGAGAGGAAATCTAATGAATGAAATTACATAGTAGTAAGCGTTACTTCTTACTACATGTCTAACATTATCACTAAATAGGCATATTGTCAATACTTTTGTTAGTTCATCAGTATAAAAAAGAAAGATGCATCTTTTGATACACCCTTCTAAAAATATGGAGATAGATTATGAAATGAATTGAAATAGTAGTAAGTCTGCTCTTCTTACTACATCTATATATTATCACTATTTATATTTAAAGTCAAGACTTTTTTTATTTTCTCTGTATAATTCTTTTACTGCACTATATATTACATCTCTATATATTAGATATAATATATATATACTTCTTTATTTTATTTCTTATTCTTTCTTTGGTTCTTTCTTTCTTCTTCTTTATTTTATTTCTTCGTGATTGATTAGTTTAACTATTTAAGTGAATAACTAAATCTTCAAACAGTTCAGAGACAAGAGGAGAAATAGAAGGAATGATATTCCCTTAGCGCTAACTAAAAAAATATCATCCCTTTAGAATAACAGTTCGTCAACTGTCGGAGTTTCTAAAGGTTGAGCATGATTGCTACTATTTCAAGTAACACGTGCGCTATTCTCACTTAGAGAAGTGTCTTTTCCGTCCAACACATCAAGCACGATTCCTCATCGGAAATCCTCCCAAACTCTTTATTTTATTGTGGTTTGTGTTTGTATAAAAACCACTCAAGTACTTATGCTTCGCTCACAGCATAAGTGCTGTAGATTTATTGCGTCGGCTCTACACACCTACCTGTATTATTTTATAACGTGTCTAAAAGGTGCATATTCACACGCTTAGATTAAATATCTAAGATAGCCATGTAAGACTATTCATTTGGAGTAACTTTTGTTAACTCGCTATTCAATTGTCAAAGTCATTATACATCATTGGTTGGAGTATTGCAAGCATTAATTTATTATCAGATGTAAACAGGAGTAGTCAAAGCGTGTATATATGCCTATAAGCCATATACCGCAAATATAAGCGTTGTTTATATTGAATGGGTGCAGTTTATCATATTTATAAGAAAGTCGCTCATATGCTTAAATATTTGGCTTTTTATCAAGATGGCAAATATTGACTGTTAGTGGTTAAAAAATAACATCATAAATTTTCATTATATGCTTGACATAGGAACATTATCGAATATAATTATAAGTGTAATAAGAAAGGGTGACACCCTAGGAGGAAAGATTATGGATAACGAAGAACTATTACATACTATGACTTTTAATGAAGTAAATGAAATCAGAAAAGGATTACAAGACAAGTTGGAAATGGCTTTATTAAAAAAACAACTTGGGAATTAGAATCGCTAAGGTCGAATACACAGACGAAAGACTATGGATTAATCAGAGATATCCTGTTGAATTTAAATTGAAAATAATGAGCATTGTTTGGTTAGATACGTGTGCTATTAGAAGACTTACGAACGTACTAAACGAAATGAGAGCAGAACTTGAAAACGTAAATAACGAATATAAAGGCTATACATTTATTTTCTAATCGGAGTGATAATTCACTCCTTTTTATTTTTTTAAATTATTTTAATGATATTATTGACATATATGTAATACCGAGTATAATTATAAGTGTAAAAGGAAAAGGGTAAACCCCTAAAGGAGATTAATTATGAAAGCAAATAATTATTTTAAGAAGTATGGTGTTATTTATGGAGTATCAGAGAAGTTCAGTTTTGGAAGATTAACAGGCTATGCAAGAAAATTTGATAACATGGAAGAAGCCGAGAAGTGGCTACATACTGAAGAAGCAGACTTTAGAACAAGAAGCCTTGTTTCAAAAACATATGCTAAAAGATATGGATTAAGAGAAGACTAAAAAAAGTTTCTACATATGCTATATGCCTATTGACAACATATATCATATGTAGAACAATTAATATAGAAAATAGGAGGAATAAAAAATGGTATCAGAAAGTCAGAAAAGAAGCGCTGAGAAATATCAGAAAGCAAATACAAAACTAATCAGCGTACGAGTAAATAAGAAGTTAGAACCCAAGTTACTTGAATGGCTCGAAAGAAAGCCTTCAATGGGAGGTTATATGCTCGACTTGGTAAGAGCAGACATGGAAAGAAATAAATAAAAAAATTAATGAATATGCTTGACATATATGTAATACCGAGTATAATTATAAGTGTAATAAGAAAGATAAAACAAAAGAAAAAGGAGATTGAAAGTTATGAAAAAAGATTAGTTTTGCAAGCGTTTCAGAATTTAGTATTAATGAGGAATTAGATGTTGGTGTTTATAACATCTGTGGTGCTGATTACATAATTCTTGGTGGCGAATTTACTGCTAGTGGTGTAAGAAACTACCTTCGCCCTTTAGATAAGGTGAAAGAAAATTGGAAAGACTTAGAACATTATTCAAGAACTAGACGTGATGTTGAGTTCTACATGGATAATAAATCAATGCTAAAATGTGAAAAAGTCATTAGAGATTTAAGACATGAAATTGAGCATCAAAAGTGGTAGGTGATATTAGATATAAAATAAAAAAAAGGGGTTGGCAAAATACCAACCCTTTTATAATGCTTATTTTTTTGTACCTCGTAAAAGCCAATCCCAAGTGTTTCGACCTACAATTCCATCTTGCTTCAAGTTTCTATTCTTCTGAAATACTTTCACGGCTTTTTTAGTGCCACCACCAAAAATTCCGTCGGTTGACAAGTGGAATCCTACGCTATTAAGTCGTTCTTGAATAAGTCTAGTAATGTTGCCTCTCGCTCCTTTTTTAACAGTTACACAAGCATCAAGCGTTCTTGGACCTCGTAAGCCGTCAACCGCAAGTCCTTTATGGAACTGAACGTTCAATTCTTTTTGTAAACGTGCTACCCATTCATCATAGCCTTTTTTATGCGCTGTAGGCGCTGTTTCATGGTGTACAGGTGTATTAGTATTAGGAATCTGCGCTGTGCCACCGTTTAAACGGCTTTTAAAAGCATTCCATGTTTTATCATTTAAAAGGTCGTTACAATTAGGACATAACTTGCCGTTTACGTCATAATGCCTGATAACTCTATCAAGTGGAATATTGTATTTCTGCATTAAAAGTCTGCCTAGTGTGATAGCGTTCTTGAGCGTTGCTTCTGAGATTGAAACAACACCGTTCTTTACTGTGTCACACATCTCAATACTAATAGAATTAGAGTTAGTACAGATTTTATATAGCGGATGATGTTTAGACTGACATTTGCCACCAACTGAATAAGCCACATAATCATCATATACAGACTGTGTTACGCTGTCATCATCCACAAAATAATGAGCACTTGCCTTTACAATATTGTTATGAAAATAGTTAGCGTTGCTTTCATCATGGTCTCCATCGTTTGAGGTGTAATGATAAACTAAATATTTAATATTACCTGTATTTCTTTTTTTGCCATAGTTTGCTCTATTTGCAATATTTGTTTTAAAGATATATCCCATATAATAAAACCTCCTATCTTTCTAGATGTGAAATTCTCTTTTCGTGGTCGTCTAACTCTTTCGCATGTGCATCTAATCTTGCATCCTGTCTTCTGTTGTCTGTGGCCATATATTCAAGAGCAGTTGTTAGTTTCGTAATGCTATTATTTAACTTTAGAACAGGTGTCATCACTCCAATCAATGCACCAACACCGATAATTACGGTATATATTGCTTGTGCTTCAGTCATCTAAACACCTTCTTTTTCTTCGCCTTCAACGAATCTCGTAAAAGCCTGATGTAATCCTGTAGAAGCAAGTCCCATCAATGCACCATAAACAATCGAATTGACAGATACACCACTAACAATAGCGTTCAGCACTGCTCCAACAACCGCTAGAATTGTTGGAATATACTTATTTGGCACTTTATCAAAAGATGTTTTAATAATGTATCCTACAACAAGACATGCGACCATGACGACCAAAACAAAATACTGTGTTAACTGAGAAAAATCCATAATTATTTACCTCCTAAAAAGCCTTCTCGACCTCTTTTAATCAATTCCTGTTTAACTTTGTCACGAATACGTAAAGGCACATCATCAATAGTTTTTAAACCTTTTTCAATCAAATCAGCATAAATCTTATCCATTGTTATTCATCCCCTCGTAAATGTCACATAAAGCCATCTGTAACTTAGTTACATTGCTTTCTGTTTCTGTAAGTCTTTCTTCAATTGTTGGTTCCTGTACAGGTTCAGTTTGCTCATATTTAGCCCATTCATAGTGTTCATAAATATGAGTATCGTCCTCTGTGTAAGTGGTTTTTACAATGTATGAGCCGTCTGCAACATTAGCATCATGTACTAACTCTTTATAGCCTAACTGCTTTAATACCTCATTATTATTGATGTATGTAGTGCCATCAATAACAACACTCTTAGGTGCTCTAGTTAGGATGTTGTCCTGTAATTTATATAGCATATAATCACCTCTTTTTATCTTGCTCTAATGAAAACCCTGTCTCCAACGTGAAACTTGGTTCCACTTTGATAAGTCAAACTTATTCCATTTGTTTTATCGTAATTAAATTCTTGATTATTAACAATCGAAGAATAACCACGAAGATATGAAGTCGATGGAGATGGAGCAATAAAATGATTACTTACTTGCGAACCTGTCTCCCACAAGAAATTAGTAATTTTCTTTAGACTCAACATTCTGATTCCAATCCAAGAACCGTTAACTTGCGTGCTCACTCTAGGTTCGATAAAAATCGAACCTTTTCCGTTTGAAGAAAGGTATAAATTATCATTTGTATCTATTTTTGTTTTAATTAAAACATAAGCCTCGACTTCGTCATAATAAGCATCTTCGATAACTACTTTTATCAGTATCTTCTGTAAATGTATTATCATATAATGTAACCCATTCCTTCATCTCTTCTCTATTGCTCATTAGCATTCTTTCTCTTATCAAGTCCATACTATCTCAACCTCACAATCGCACTAGTGCCTAATATATTTACTTCACAAGTACCTGTATTCACATCATCGCTATTGCTCAATGTGCATCCTGTAAGTGTTAGAACAGTAGGTGTAGAACCACTCGTAAATTCAAAACCACAAATAAAAATTTTTCCTGTTCCGACTGCTCCCAAAGTGATAGTTAGTGACTGCATTGTTGGGAATACATGATACTCTTCGCTATTAATAGTCACATTGGTATCACTAGCAGTATGAGTTACTTTTTTAACTCCTAAATCGGTATTGTTGGCTTTCTTGTCAGTTCTGCCTTGATAATTTTATTCTGTACAGGGTTTACGCTAGTAGCGCTTAAAGCAGTATCTACAGTGATAGATGTACCTGTACCACCTGTTGGAATATCTATGTTTCCTGTGTCTGTAATGGTTTGATTGTTGATGGTCTTAAACTGTGTTGGAACATTATCAATCTTATCACGCTGTGCCTTCGTCACTGTAACGTGGCTGTCATCTTCGGCCAATTGAGATAATCTAGTAGGTACTACAATATCAGCAATCATGCTATCAATTTCACTTTTTGTATAGAAGCCTTTTTCTGCTACTTTTGTAGCGATGTTATAGTTTTACATGAGTTATCATACATAATGCCTAAATTAAAATTAACAGGTAGCGTTACTGCTCTTGAATCAATATCAACATTAATGATGCTCTGAGTGTCCGTTTAAGCACCTCCTTTTTTAAGCATACGAATAAATAAATGAGCCACAAACATATGCAGTACTTACGTTTGCACTGCCATGCATTGATGTAAGCGTCCAATGGTTGGCCGTCACATCGTCTGTTTTTGGATAAAAACGTAAAGTAAGGTCTGTACTCTGAGTCTGTACAGGAATAAACAAATTGCTTTTTGGAACTTTATCATTAGGGAATCCATCCCACATGAAGCCCATAGAATTACCGATGATAGTGTTTGTAAGAGTGCCATCCCAATTTAACTCAACAAGTTTTGATGCTTCATTATATCTATACTTTAATGTGACACCACAACCGTTCTTTCCACAACTTTTCCATGCGCTCCATTTATTCAAGTTGTTAAAATTGTCAATCTGTGTTTTTAATTCATTAAGTTCATTTTCAAGACGTTCTTGTGCGCCTGCCGATGTTACATAGCCACAATACCACGAATCCCCTCTTGTATCTTTTACATTTTCTTGAACCAATGCAGTTGTTCCTTTTGTTACTTTTACAACTGCTACAAACAATTGATATACTGAGTCCGTGCGAATTGGTCTAGGGTACTGTGAGTCACTGCCACCCTTAACAACTTTTAAATAAAATTGACGGTCTGTTAAATTAAACTCGATAGCAATAGCATCATATCTATCAAAAGTACCGCTTGAACTGTCAATAGTAAGTGTTACATTATCATTTACAGGATAGAACGCTCCATTTATACATGCGTTGCCAACTCCAACAGTTAATGTCATCGAATTGTTTGCAGTTACATAAAAATCATTGGTATTAAATATTCCATTTGTGAAAAAACTTCTAAATAGTTTTCTAAAAGAAGCGCTCGACATTGTTCTATCGTGGTTTATAGAATCAAATGGAAATCCTAAATTATCTGTTGCCATTTTATAAATTATCACTCCAATCTATAGTCGATGGAAGCGGTGTTCCTAGCGTCGGAACTGCCACCATTCTGCCATGTTCATATACTTCTTTGACGGAAGTAACTCTGTCATTGCTTGAGATATTCCAATATTCCAATTTATTCGTTATAATGTCGCCCACATCATAATCAATCGGATAATTATAAGTTCCCCCTGTTCGGTCTTCTTTTTCAAGTGATTGTACAAGGGCTTTTTCTTTTAGATTGCTTTCTCCTCTTTGCTTGAGCATATCGAGGTATTGTGAATCTGTCAACTTATCCTTTTCAATATCAGAACCGTTTATAAAGGTTTCTCGTCTGTCTAATCCTGTTAAATTGTTACCACCACAAATAACAATCTGACGTGCCGAGCCTTCGCCTTGACCGCCAACGTAACATACATTGCAATAGTCTTGATTGCTTGCTGTGTACTCGGCTTTTGAAATATCGCCGTTATGTTGTGAGAAGATGACTCGTGGTCTGTCTCTTTGGTTTTCTGACCTGTCAACACCTTTAAATGTTTCAAAAGTAAATGTTTTTGTATCAAAATTTGGAACAAGCCTAAAACCTATATTAGACGACTGTGCCAACTTCTCAATATATGTAAGTGTGTTCTTATATGTTGCTTGAAATTGTATTTTATCATCAAACCCATTTAATGTTCCTAACTGCACTCTCGGAATATCTGCAAGCGTTACTAATTGACGCATTGCTTCTTCCACCTTACCATTGAAATTAAAAGTATTTTTGATTAATCTTCTTGAGAAATAACTTTCAGCGAATCGACCCACTATCTTGACATTGCTCGTGCTTGCGCTCTGCTCTATTGTAATGCCTTCGATAATACCGCATTCCTTCTTCCCTTGAATCCATATGAGATTATCAAGTTTAATGAGTTTTAGTGTGTTGGTGTCAATAGGCATATGTATTTCAAAAGTACCGCACGAAGTATAATTTCTAATCCATTGGATAGAGTATGCATTTTCGATAATTCCCAACAAGTCCATATCGCTATTAAATATTCTTAACTGCATATATTAACCCCTCAAGTAGTTATTCTTGAATGTGATAGAAACGATTAAATTATCTACACCGCTTTTAGCATTATAGGCTAGATGGTTTACTCCGTGCTTTAATCTCAAGAAAACAGAATCAGAGGTTAAATAGTGATTAATATTTGATTTATGACCGCTATTATCAATCAAAAATACAGTGCAGTTATTGACATCTGTTGTAATCTCAATTTTTTGTTCTGCTTCCAATGTGAAATCTTTTATGCCATTTACTCCTACCGTTAGTGCTTCTCCTGTCTCCTCAAGCGCTATGGAAGGGTTTGTTACTACACCGTTAGCGACCATTTCAATTGTCATTGATGTATCAGCACCATTTTCATTTAGAATCTCTAGCGTCTGAGTCTTCACAATTCTTGATATTTCTTCGTCTTTAAATTCATGCTCAAATTCAAACAATGAATCAATATAAGCCACGTCTAACTCGTTATCATCGATATCATGGAAGTGTGGGTCGGCACATAACAATGATATTTGAGTGGTTCTCTTTTGGAACGTTCCATCCGTTCCTGTTAGTTTTTCGACCGTATAGGCTATTTTTCTTTTATGAATTCCATCATCATAAACTAACACACCATCACACGAAAAGACATTGTCAAGCAACTCTCGGTTTCTAGCAAACTGGTCTATATCAATGACAGTGATTACAATATTTCTAGCCTTTAACTGTGAGCCAATGACTGTTGAGCCGTCAACGTTTCCGTTATCTTGAGTAGTGACATTATACTCATAGTTATATATACCGTCACAGTCTGCAAGCAAAAAAGGGGAAATAGATGTTTCCCCAAAGTTTATTGTATAGCCTAACTCGTTAGTACAAGTTATCGTTCTAATTTCTCTTTGTTTCAACTACTATACCCCCTTTAGTTTAAGTATTAGTTCTCTGTTTGCGTTCCTTGTCTGTCTTGATACTTCGCTAGGGTCTAACTGCTTAGGACTTTGTATATTCAATGTCTGATATACGTTGCCGTTATTTGCCATATTTTGACCATATGAGCCACGTTTTAAGATTGTTATGTCTTCATTATCCATCTGCGTTTTAACTATCTGTATTGCCCCAAAACCCACAGGAACGCTCTTGATAGGATTGAATCCGTTTATAACTTCATCATTGAACTCATTAATATCTTTTTTAACATTCGAAAGTGAATCTATGATACCTAATCCGATGCCTTGACCAATATAAATACCGACCGTGTCACGCATTATTTTTGATGGAGAGTGAATACCGAATGCACTTTTAAACTTATTTACAACACCTTTTGCAAAACCTCCAACTTTTTTAACAAGCCATCCAGCCATGCTCGAAATACCATTCCAAATACCTTTTACAATATTAGAACCGATAGAAAGCATTTTTGAAGGTAGTGTTCTGATTGCAGTTTCGATAGCACTCGCAACCTTTAACATTGCAGTCCTACCAAGATGTCCTAAGCCGCTGATAGTTCCACTTAGACTGTACATTGCCGAGCGTCCTATGTTCATGAGTGCAGAAGGTAGGTTTGTAATACCACCTTTAATTGAAGTTAGGATTCCCTTGCCTACTGTTTTCAATGCTCCGAACATTGATTTAATGCCATTCCCAATGAACTTTATTGCATTAGAGCCTAACTGTAACCAGTTAAACGCTGACCAAACATTGACAATAGCCATGATAATTTTTGGAATATTGGCAATTAATGTAGGAATTGCTTGTATTAATCCAAGCGCTAATTTGCCAATTAGTTTTACACCGCAAATTAGAACAGTTGGAGCGTTGTCATTTATGATATTTGCAAATGTACTGATGATCGTAGGAATCTTTGCAATCATGACAGGAATTGCAGATACAATGCCATCTGCCAACTTGTTCAACAAATCAAAACCTGTCTTGATGAAATGTGGCGCTTGTGAAGCAATGCTGCTTGCGAATTTTTGAACTGCATCAAGGATTCCTGGCATGTTATTAAATGCGCTTGTTAGAACTGTAATTGCTGACTTTGCAATATTTCCGAGCATTGGAATAAGGTTGTTGCCAACAAACACACCTAAAGAACTAATCAGATTTTTAAAGGTCTGCGTAACATTCTGACCTGTTGACATACTACCTAAAAAATCACTCCAAGAAGCCTTTAACATTCCAAAAGAACCGCTAAAAGTTTTAGTTGCTTCTTCTTGTGTTGTATTAGTTACTTTTAAATTTTCTTGAATAGCGTGGATTGCACTATAGACATCACTTAAGTTATTAATATCATAGTGAACACCTGTTAGTTTCTGAGCGTCTGAAAGCAGTCTCTGCATTTCTGTTTTTGTGCCACCATAGCCTAATTTTAGATTGTCAAGCATTGTGTAGTTCTGTTTTGCGAAACCTTGATAAGCATTCTGTATGTCACTTATATTTGTTCCAAACTTATTAGAGTTATCTGACATATCTCTAATAGCAGTATTAGCAATCTCAACGGCTTTCGCTGTATCTCCACTACAAGAACGGACTAAAGCACTAGCGAATGAGGTTGCTTGCTCCATGTATTCGTTAGCACTAACACCACTATCTCTAAAAGCCGTACTTGCGTATTTCTTGAGTCTGTCGGCACTCTTGCCAAATAGTGTTTCAACACCTCCGATAGACTGTTGCAGTTTTCCGCCTTCGGTTAGAGACTGTCCAACAATCTTTCCAAGTGTTCCTGTTGCTAAAACTTTTGTAAGTGTTTTTATTACTCCTCCACCAAGTAAAGAGCCTCCGCGTATGCCACCGTCACTCATTGGCTTTTCGATTACATCTTTAATAGAAGACGTAATACCTTTTGCAGAAGGCACAATTTGTATATACGCTTTTCCGAGGTCTGTTGCCATTTATAATCCCTCCTTTCTAAGAAGTTGACTTCTAGCATCGTTAAATTCCTCAACACTATTGAAGCCGTCCTTCTCGCTTTTGTCTACATTATCATCTAGCAATTGTGAAAGGATTGATATTGGTTTATTTCTTCCATGTTCAGCGTCCTCTGTCTTAGCCCACCATAACTTTGCCAAGTAGTCGCAAGAAATAGCGCTTAGCATTGTCTCTGTTGTGGTCTTCATACCGTTAATTTTTAACTTAAAACGGCTATTCTCTTGTAATCCATCAACTAATATATAGATGTATGATGGTCTATAAGCGTGATAGTCGTATATATTATAGTACTGCGCTAAATCACATATAATTTCTTTTTTGTATGCTCTCAGCCACATAGAGAGCGCTACTAGTTTTTTGGCTCTGTATCTCCTACATTTGTAGACATTATATCATTCATTTCATGTCCGATTCTCTTTGCTGAGATAGTGCCGTCCTTCTTTCTGCAGTGTTCCTTTAAACGGTTGTATCCGTCTTCGCCAATCAGTCTAGTAAGTAACTTTCTTACTCCAAGTCCTGTCTCTTTGATATCCTCATACATTTCTAGCACTTCATAATCATCAATTAATTCAGTGCCTAATTCAAATTCAAACCCTGTCTTCGTCTTTCCTTTTACAACTGCCATTTTTTAATACCCTACTTTCCTAATTTTTTTATGTACTCTTTATGGTATGAACCATCGTCGTATCCTTCTTCACATGAGTATTCAACTTCATATTCAATTGTCTTGTTATCAACATAAGTTACATCTGAAGTCTTTGTAACCTTACAACGAGGGATTACAGTTCTTTTTAATACAGTGCCTTTGTTTAAAAGCATGTCAATAACAATCATCTTATAATCTTGATTGTTAGGTGCTACATCAACAGTAATTCCTGTTTCAAGTGTTCCTTTTACTGCACCTTCTCCATGATATTCCTTAAGTACTTCTTCGTTTAGTGCTTCAATATATTTTAATTTAAAACCATCCTCAAAGTCTCCGTCTAAATGCTTTACTACAACACCGCCCCACGCTTTTACAGGTTCAGAACTTTCAGACTTAGAAAATGTGATTCCGTCTTCTGAAATATAACCGCAACACTTAAATACTTCTGTTAGTTCTGTGTCTGCGTTTGTTGGAGGTACGGTATCCTTTGGTGCTTTAAAGACAGAACCTGTTATTTTAGGTTTTGCCTCAGAAACGTTCTCTTTATTATTTTTGTTTACGTCTGCTGACATATTTTAAAACCTCCTTTTTTAATATACCAAGTCATAAACCGCTTGATATCTATATTTTTTGGTAGTGGTATCAGTATAGTTATAATCGCTGTTTAGTTTGCTACATGAAATCTCGGGCTTTTTGATAATATCGTCCATAGCGTCTTTTACACGCTCATTCAGTTTAGCACTATCTAATAATGTAGTGCCATAACTTTTTAGTGCTATCGTCGCATGCCTTGTAAAGTTTTCTACATATGAGCCCAGTTTTTCGATAACTACATATGAGCCTTTTTCTGCGTCTTCTTCCTGCCCGTAAACATTAACCCCTAATTCCTTTGATAAATATTCAATCAGATATACTTCAATAATATTAGTGTCCATGGTTTTTTAACCTCTTCTAGTATTAGCCATTGCTTTTAATAATGTATTATTTCTTAAGTTGTCATAATAAGTCTCTGTGCTTGCACATGATACCTCAGCGTTAGCACGTGTTCGTCCTGTCATGCTGTCAACCTTATATTCTCCGTTTGCGCTCTCTGCGATGTGTTGTGCAGTTTCATCAAGAATGGCCTTCATCTCTGCACTCTTCATAATCTGCTTTACTCCATCTCTATTCAGTTCAAATTTGTAGTTACTCATAGCGCTCAACCGTTACTTTCTTATTCCAATCAAGTGGAATATTTTTTTCTATGCCTTCAATAGGTAGTCCGACAGTATGCCATCTCGCTCCAAAAAATTCAACGTCTACATTATCCCAATTGTGATTGTCTGTCTTTGGAATTGCTAGTTGATACGTTGCTTTTCTTTTATCCGTCTTTGTAGATGATGGAATATCAGAAACATTTAAAGGTGCAACTAATACATTATTTACTTGAATAGGTTGTATATCATAAGTGCTATGATTGAATCCATCTTTTCCTGTTTTTACTTTCTCAAGCAATGTTATTGTAATACCTTTGATTATTGCCATAAGTCGATGAAAAATCCTTGAGCCTTTTTGGCAATTCCTAATCGCTTTAATTCGTTGTTCAAGAAGTAAATATCATCACCGGGGTTTAGGTACGTACCGCTAACAGTGTACCCCATAGCACTTTGAGAAAACTGTTCTAATGGTGCTTCCGTGACTTCGCTTGTATGCATAGCCCTTTTTACGCTTGCTAATACTACCATTTTAGCAACGTACTTTTTAGCCTCATCTTTCAATATGATAATGTCTAGATTATAACCCCTATTAGAAGCCTCCACTCTTAAAAGAGAGGAAGCATACATCAATAGGGTTTCAACACGCTTTTTGTCTGTATCTGAAAGATGAACGCTATATACTTCTTCGTATTCCTCAATTGTCGCTAAAACATTGTTCATCTTTTAGTTGCTCCTTATGCAGTATGTGTTTTAACTAATACTGTTGTTGGTCTTGAAATCATATAGCCGTAAACATCACGACCCTGGATTGCGCTTGCTCCGATGTGTTCTCCGTCGGCTAAATCGTTAATACCGATTTTTACTGCCCAATCGTCTACATAGTGGCAGAAGATTCTATTGCCTAAGATGAAATCTACCTTGTCATTTGTCATGTTGTCATATTCGTATACTGTAATACCGCCAATCTTGCCAACTGCGCCTGTCTGAAGTACTTCATCGCCTAAAGAAGAAGCCTTGATGAATTCTGGTGACTTTAAGAGTAAAGCATATGTATCTGGTGATACTGCAAGCCATAATTCAGATGTCTGTAAGTGCGCTTTTCTAGCCTGTGTTCTTGCGTCGATGATTGACTCATAAATTGTTGCTTTTGTTAATGCTTTGGTATCTGAAATGGCTGTTCCTGTCTTGATTAACTCGTTGCATAAGTCCGTATCAGCCTGTAATGCCATTGAATAGCCTGCAGAATCAAGTCTTTCTGCTACTAATTTATCTGGTACGGCTTCTGCAACATATCCATCCACTAGTTCATTGACTGCGTTGTCGTGGTCGATAACAAGTGTCTTATAAGTAGTTGTTGAATTAGTTAATGGAGTACCGTTTACTTTATCATAAGCCTTTACTGCTACTTCAGTATCACGAACAGGGATTTTGACTGCTCCACTAGTTGGTGTACCTTCATAATTTCTATTGAATAAGTTAATAAATAATGATGTTTTTCTCTGCTTAGCAAGCACTAAACCTGAGTATCTTTCCTGTAGTTCTGTATTCTGTGCCATATAGTTATAGCCCCCCTATTTTTAAATTTTTAAATTTGGATTTAATTCCATGAAACGCTTTTCTACTGCACTCATTGTAGCACCTTGTTTGTTGCTTGCTTGTGGCGCACTAGGTGTTCCCTCTGGTTCTTTTTCTTTTGGAGGTACATTAGAAGTAAACATGCTAGAAAGCGTTTTTGCGCTCTCTGTTAGTTCTTCTTCTGTTTCTCCTTTTAAATAGTCCGTTACACCAATAGGCAAGCCGTTAGCAAGTGCTACTTTCGTTTTTAGCGTTCCGACCTCATAACCTTTAACCTTGTTCATAAGGTCTTCTTTTTCTTTTTCTAAAGCACTGTACTTTTCGTTTTCTGCTTTTGTGTTCGCTTCGTATGTGTCCTTTAGTTTCTGCACATCTCCAGCGCTCATATATCCATTATATTTTGCTCTTTCTCTTTCTAATCTTTCTTTAATGATTGAATCAAGTTCTTCTTGTGTTTCAATAGTTTTAAAAGCCATAAATTTAAATCCTCCTACTTTTAACCGTGTTAGTTCACGTAAATTAATAAAATACTTTTTGCTTCTTCTTTCTGCTATATTTCTTGCAAGCCCATAATGCAAGAATAGTAGAATCAAGCAGTGTAATATCTACATCGTCCATAATTGATCTATAGCCAAAGCCTCCGTTTGTTCCAATGGCTCGTTTCTCAGAGTTGGTCGCAACCTGTCTCAGTGAAGGCTGTCCAAAATGACACAACGTGCCATCATTGATAGACTTTTCAAATAAAGCATTCGCTTCAATAACATTTTTAACAGTTGGGAGTGTAACAGGTATCTTGATATTAGCGTCTTTTAAATTGTCCTTAAGGACGGCTTGACCGTTTGCACCGTCCACGACAATGCGCTTTACATCTGCTTTCCTCAAGAAATTAATAATCCAATCGTTGCCATCTTTTACCGCTTTTCTGTTGACTACATCAACAAGGACTCGTTTTCCTTCTGTTTGGCAAGCAACGGACATTGAAACGCTATTACCGTCTTTAGCATACTTTATTCCTACGTATAATTTGCCTGTTAGACGTGGTACTTCTTCAACTTTTAGGTTATCCCATTCCTTTTCAAGGATTGCTGATTTTTGATTGTATTTCAGCCATAAGCCGAGCCTCTGTATATTGAAGTCTACTTCGTCACTTGAATCTTCGGAAGCGACAGAACGTTCCTTTAATGTCTGGCCTAATGACGGATTGCACATATACCATATGTTCTTGTCTTTAACATCTGACATTTTATCGACTGACCATTCTGCCCAACCGCAATTTTCAGCCTGTCCACTCAAACATGACTCCCTCAACTTCTCGAAAACAGTTCCGCTCGAAACGGCTGTCGGAGGTGTTCCACACATGATAGTTTGAGGGTTGTTTGATGATGTAACGACATACTGCAATGTTGACTGCTGTTCGTCTGTATACTCCTGTGCTTCGTCAATAATGAGCAAGTCGAAACCTTCACCCAAGCCACCTTTGCTTGTTCTTGTACGAAAGTTGATAGTCCCTTCTAACTCATCTAGAATCGTGATTGTTTCTAATCCATACTGCGCTGTTGCAGTATAAGCCTTGTTATATGTTTTTGTCTTATCTGCCCTTTTGACTTCTTCAAAGCCATTTTCGTCTAGCACCTTCTTGAGTTTTTCCCATGACGCATGGGACGTTGGTGTTCTGTGTGCGGTATGTAATATACGCTCACCGTGCAACAATCCCCAAAGTTCCCTCATAACGAGTAACTCGGACTTCCCATTTCTTCTAGGTATTGAATAGCCGTATTTCATGTGTAGCCATTGTCCTTCATCATCAATAGCCATGATGTCCACCATCTGTACTTCTTGCCATTCCATGGCTGTATTTTTTGTGTTGTTATATAGGTCTATAGCCTCTTGTCCGAGACTTTTTTTATATGGAATGATGTAACTATTTGTAGGAGTTTGTTGTCCTATTCTTTTTTCTGACATATTACTACCCTCCTACATTGTCAATTTTTTGGTATCAAACAATCAATTGACACCACCTCGCTTTGCTGAAAAGTGTTATATTTATTTGTTTAGTTTCTGAGCCTGCTCTATTCTTTCTTTAGCAATGTTAAAATAATTTTCATCTTTTTCAATTCCAATGAAGTTTCTATTTGTATGCATACAAGCAACACCTGTCGAGCCACTGCCCATTGTGAAATCTAAAACCGTGTCACCCTCATTGCTAAATGTCTTTAATAAGTCTTCTAATAGTTCCGTTGATTTCTGTGTTGGGTGAACCGACTTGTTAGGAGACGGCTTTGCATACTGAAAAACATTACTCTTAGAGTTTGCTCCGTTCAAATTGAATGTAGATGGATAATCTACTTTTTTAGCGTTCTTTATTTCTTCGTAAGGCTTTTTGAAATATCCTGTTTCTTGTAACTTCTTGTAATACTTTTCAGTCGGAATAGCAAATTGTTTGCCGTTTCCAAAATAATGGTTTGCCATGCGTGAACACCCTAATAATTTATTAATCTGTGCCGTTGTCAATCCTGTTTTTTTATATTCTTCTTTAAGATAGGTTCTTACGTTGCTTTCTGCATATACTTTATCGCCGTAAACCTTCTTTTTGAATAAAAGCATAGCCTCTATATACTGCAAACAATTCTTTTTTGCTCCTAAAATGTTACCAGGGGAGTTTTTTAACCAATACATAGGATACGAAAAAGGCAAGTCAACAGTCTGTTTAGTGATTAGTTCGCTTGCATACGGCTCTTGAGAAAACAATATACATTTGCCATTTGGCCTGAGTACTCGTGTACACTCCTCTAGCATTTTTTGAGTGTCTAAGGCAATATCCCATTTTCCTATTTTATTGAGACTCTTTTTGTTGCTTTTCTTGCCCGTGTCCTGTCCAAAATCTCCATGCATTGTGCCAAATGGAGGGTCGCATAAAATCAAGTCTATAGAGTTATCCTTGATATTTTTAAATAACTCCATGCAGTCTCCTTTATGTAACAAACTATAAGCCATTATTGCTTAGCCCTCCTAAATTAATGTTTTTCTATGCACCCACACTGTGCATTTACAACGTTTATGACGCTTAAATATCGTATTATCCATGTCACTCGAATAGTCATACGTACCCTCTATGCTTCTACACCATTTACAAGCACCGTTATCTGCTTTTCTTTCGACAACCTCATAATAACCGAGGTTATTTAAGAATCTAGCGTTTTCTTTTATTGTATCGTCAACGTTTGATAGCGAATAATTTTCGATAGTGTCTGCAAGTTCTGCTTGCGTGCTCTCGAACTTGTCCGCTCTTGAGAACTCTGAACAAATACCCTCTATCCTGTCTGTGTTACATTTTGCAACCCTACCTTTGAACGGTATATCGTCCTTTTTGTTTAGCATTGTTTGAACGTCCTTTGCATAGTTAGTTACTAATGCATGGTTGTTCTTGAGCAAAGGAGTTAAAACACTCTCGGCAATATGATAGTATAACTTCCCATTTGGAAGTGTTCCTTCTGTCATATTCTTTTTGATTGCATAATTTAAAAAGTCGCTCACTTTCTGTGCGAATTGGTACGAATCCATATGAGAAGCCGTGCCGTTATCTATCTTTAGAATTAGTTTGTTGATTGCTTTAGAGGACTTATATTTCTTTTCAAAGTCTTTTATTACTGCATTCAGAATGTCTTGTGATACATCATTATTCATCTGCTAAATTGTCCTCGTTATCTTTAGTAGTTGTTCCTACATCATCAATCAACTTATTATAAATAGGAGTATCGTCTTTAGATGCTTCAATACCTGTCAAGTCTTCTAATGTGTTCTTGTCGAAGTAGTCTTCTACTGCTTGATTTATTTTAATTGCTCCGTCACCAATACCGCTAAGCATTGTTGCATCAATTTCAAATACAGGCTTCCATCTAACTTTTAAATTGGCAAATTCTGAACGCTTAAACTGCATATTGCTTTCAAGCGACTTAGCCAAGAACGCTACATTAATAACACCTACTTCAAACGTCCTCTGTGCTGAGCGTGCCATAAGTCGCAATGTCTCATGGCTTGCTTTGATACCTTCTGCACTTGATGGGTTGGAACTAGGGAATCCCATATCGTCAAGGGTAAGCCCTGTTTCTCCTCCAAATAGTGAAGCAATGGTCTTTAACTGTTCGTTGTAAGGTGACATAGACTGCTGAACGAACTGCCCCACAGTCGGACTGTTTCCGTCCTCATCACGTGCGAATGCCATCATTGCACTCATGACCATTTGCCATTTGTCAAACGTATCTGTGTCGTTGTCAAGCCCTGTGACCCATTTCTGTGGGAATGAATAGAACTGTGCAGAAACACTCATAAGCCTTAAGGTTTCCTTTGCATCATCTACATATTTAATAAGCGAATCAGTAATAAGGCTCTGTCCAAAAGGTCTAGTTGCATCAGGATTATAAACGACTGGAACTAGCAATGGATAATCAAGCACGTTTGGAATCTCTCCTGTTAATTGCCCGTCTTTATAATACTGAGTCTTCCCTTTAATGAAGTAGGCTTCCAAAGTTGGCAAACCTGTATAACTATCTCTTTCAAGTACTGCATATCCTTCTGTTAGCAGCATTGTAGATGTATCTATAACACCTGTTGCATTATATCCATCAATTACTTGTAGTCTTGCCGTGCCGTCTGTATTTTTAGAGATATAGACAAAATCACATGATGAAATGATTGCGCCTTTAAACATTGTATTGAATAATACATCCCTGTTGTTTCTCATAAAAATATCATTGACCATTAATTCATCATCATTACCAAAGGAACTAAACTGTAATCTATTGGTTAATGAATCTACGGCTTTAGGAATCCAACCAACCTTCTTTGTAATCTTCTGCATGTCCTTATTTTCAGTGATTGCTTGTGAGTTGTCCATCTTGTCTTTTTGCTTGTAGTACTTATAACAGCGTGCCACTCTTGTTTGTTTGTCTTTAAGTAAACTCCTTAAATAATCAATACCTTTGTAATCCATAAAAACCCCCTAAATTTAGCGTATAAGCGTTGTTTTAAGCGTTGCTTATGCCTCTTCATAATATTGTTAAAAGCCTCTTAAATAGGCTATTTTTCGCATTTAGCGATATTTTTACGAGAAATCTGTATAGACGACGTGAACCTCTGAGTCAAAATACCCATGGGATACCCTAGCCCCTAATTTTATATGGTAAAATTAGACTAAGAACCCTTATAATTTTTCCAGTCTATTTTGTGTGGTAAGTCATTATTGCCTATTTCTGTATCATACTTTACAGTCACTCGTCTAAATAGTTTGTCGCTCTTCTCTCGATTGCATATCCAGTGAGCCAATTGCAAGTTGTCAATGTCGCTTGGATGGCCACCTTTTGCAATCGGTATTATATGGTCTATACATGGAGACATAGGGTGAGGATACTTCTTAGTGAAGTCAACAGGCTTGCCACATATGCCGCATACTGTCTGTGTGGCGAGTATCTTCTTTTTATTGACTGCAAATTGTCTTCTGTGGGCGCTTATCTGTTGGTCTGGTCTGTTCCCTCTAGGCATCATTATCACCTCTCTAATCGTCTGTATCAAGCGAATATGTTAGTTCTTCCGCATTCTCATCGTGTGGTTCAAACGAATATTCATAGTCTTGATAGCCACAAATCATACATCGCATAACATCTATAATCTCATCACGGTTCTTCTTTTTGTCATATACTCTAATGCGATGGTCTGTATAAAATTGGTGCCTGTGTGGCCTTAACCCCTTAGCCATTGCAATACCTTCTTTCTTTACTGCATAATAAAAGAGTACTCTAACAAGTACTCCTTATATTTATATATTTTCTACTTTACCATATTATCATATATTGACGTATGTTGTAAGTCTAAACAATACTTAATAGCACTATGTAACACTAAATAATATGGCTTAATTCTTCGATAGCATTATGACTTAGTTCTTTGATGTGTGATATAGAACACTGCATGACGTCTGCAACCTCATAGAAGTTAAGGCAGCAGACATATCTATAGAATAATACATCTCTATATTGTATGTTCTCTAACTCTTCTATATTGTTTCTAATCTCTGTCATCTGCTCTTCGTATTTATCCTTCATCAGAATAAAGTCATTGTTGGTTTTATACTCACCGTTTGAACCGTGAACCTCTCCATAATTAATAGAGTGTACACCAATTAGAACGTTGTCTAAATATTCGACCCTGTTTTTCATATTCTTATAACTTCTTAAATAGTCTCTAGTCTGTTCGAATGTCAATTAAAACCACTCCTTTATTTATGCAGTTAAATAAATCCATAGTAATACTAATAACGTGAGTACCAAGCAAGCAATAATATTCATGTTGTTTCACTCCTCTCTATTAATATAAAAGAATCTGTACTGCTCTTTACTCTACCTTTACTTCTTATAGGTTTTCAATTGCAATACAGATTCATGAGTGCCATTGAATCAATGAGATAGTAGAAAAGAATCCATTGGAGGCATTTTATAAATAGATTTTCTTGTTTAATTTTCTTATTGTTTAAATATATATAAGAATCCAATGGCACATATTTATCTAATAAATTCTTTCTGTACGAACTGCACTAAATCAACATATTCTTCATATCTTGTCTTTTTTGTAGTGTCTTCTTCTGTTGATACAATCATATTCTTATGACTTCTTGTTCTGTAAATGCAGATTACTTTTTGAATATCATAATTATTACCATCGTACCAAAATGACCCTACACTCTTTTTAGCCTTAAATTTCTTGAGATATTCAAAGCGTTCTTCTGCTAGTTTCTTGTCATAAAAGTGTTCTGTAAAAATAACGCTTCTTGTCTTGTCTCTACCTCTGAAATTAATCCTATAAGGGAATCCGTCTTCGAAAGACTTTCCATCAAGTTCGATTGTTACCCTGTTTAGGTTGATAATCGAAAAGTGTTTTCTCATGTAATCCATTTCTTCATTGTTTCTAGGCTTTCTAAATATTTTGAAAACCTCTACCATATTTGAAGGCTTTATTGAGTTGCACTTACTGTTTAAAAACTTTGAGTTTCTCTTTTTAAGTTCTACAGCAAATGGAACATCTTCAACCACTCCATCTTTATATTTTATTAATAAACTTATGTCATACTTTAAAACAGAAAAAGCCGTTCCTTTTGCAACATGAGCCTTTATAATATCATCACTAGCCTTGAAGTAGTTTGATATTGAAAAACAACTTCCACATCCTAAAAATTCGTTAGTATCTGCATTATATACATAATACGTTCCTTTTCTGTTCCATTTTGCCATTTTTCTATGTCTCCTTTATAGTAACCTTGTATTTATATTCAAATAGTTTCTTTTTTAATTTATATATTTCTGTCTTTCTTCCTTTTACATCTTCTACAACTTTTTGTCCGTTTTTATAATAGACAAAATCTGCTATATACCTTATATTTCTTCTTCTTCTCTTTTTTCCGTCTATTTCGATTGTAAATGACGGTACAAGTTCGAAGGGTACTTGTAGCCTTAAATCGGTTATTTCCCCTTCTTCTTGCTTCTTTTTAAGTTCTACGTACCTTTTAGCCTCTTTTTTAGAATCGAATGTTATATCATCAATGACTGTCTTTCTTGAATTGTATTTACTCATGCTTAGAATTGAATATCGCTTTCATCAAGTTCAAAATCATTGATTAGTGGTTCATTAGGTACATATGCTTCTGACTTCTTCTGTTCCTGTTTTGGTGCTTCTGCCTGTATGTTTATATTTTTCTTAGTTTCTATAAACTGCACACTATCAGCAACAACTTCAGTAACAAATACTTTCTGTCCTTGATTGTTTTCATACGTTCTTGTTTGTAATCTTCCATCTACAGAAACAAGCGAACCTTTACTGCAATAATTAGCCGTATTTTCTGCAACCTTTCCCCACGCAACAATGCTTGGGAAGTCCGATTCCTGCCCGTCTCCTGTCTTGAAATTTCTATTTACTGCTAATGTAAAACTTGCTACGGCTTTTCCACTACTTGTCCTTCTTAACTCTGCATCCTTTGTAAGTCTACCTACAAGTGCAGCTCTATTCAACATCTTTGTTTCCTCCTAATTTATTTAATAGTTCTTTAAACATATCCTCTACATAGTAAACACAAACTTCTATAGCATAGTTGTATGCTTCATCTCTTTCATCACCTTCAATGCGAACCTTTTTATCATTCAACGTGTCAACAATTTTCTTTTCTAAATTTTCAATGGTCTCTTTGTATTCATCTTTATTGTCTTCTATTTCTTCGTTTAAGTCATCAACCTCATTTTCCAACTGCTCTAGTTTGTATTGGAGGTCTGTTACTATTTCTTCGTGTAGTTCCATTCCTATTGTATTGCTCATGGCCTTTCCCCTTTTCTTTTATCAAAAAGTTTGACAGTAACAACACCTTCTTGAGGGTTTGCGACGTATCCAATAATATAATATTTTTCTTTAAACTCCTCTAAGTCGTTCATAAACTGTTTATAATTGTAATATTCCATCCTTTTAATTACGTATCCATTTTGGAATGTCTTTGTCTCGTAAACACTCATAATCAAATTATACCTATTCATCTACTGTCTTATGGATAACTATATTATTGTCAATAACCCTACAATTTTTCAAAATGTAATTGATTGAATAAGGTTCTTTGTCTTCAGATTTAACAAATTGAAATAATTCGTTAAATACGTTTAAATGGTCGGTGCTACCATAACAGTTCCAGACATTGTTTAATTTATCTGGCTTATTATGATATACACCTAAGAAACCGCTTTTATCTCTTGCGATATACATATATTTTGCATTATCTGCTAGGTATTTAAGAATTTTATATTCAAGTTCTGTAAGAATGATAGGCTTTTCGTACTCGGATAAGAGCCAATTATAGCGTCCATTGTTGCAAAATTTATAGCCATTAAAGGCACAATTTTCGCATTTTACATCTATGCAATCGCAAAACGTCATATTTTGTTTATCAAAAGCGGTATACCATAGTTTGCCCGCATCATTTAATGATTTTAGTTCATCTTTATATTTTTCTGCGTTAATCACTTTCAATCACCTCACAATTATTTAATAGTTCTTCGATATTCATAGGTTCTTTATCTCTCCATGAAATAAAATGGAATAAATCATCAAAGCCTTTTTGACGTCTAGCGTGTCCATACTCAGTTGACCATACATCCTCATTTTTTGATGGCTTGTCTCTATAAGTATATAACGCTCCGTCTTTATCTATTGCAATATAATTATATTTTTTGTCCCAATATTTGAGTAACTCATATTCTAATCTAGTTAGAATAAAAGACGCTGACGGCTCTTCATATACGACAGGAACGGCAATATCTTCAACAACTACTATACTTTCTTCTACTCCAACATTATATCCTTTATCATAATCACATATTTCATGACCTTTTAGGCTTTCAAGCGAATTAATAATTATTTGTTTTGTATCGTTAAATACTTCTACTAGTTCGTTGTAATTCTTTAATAAACTAGTATATGCATACTTTTTTCTTTCATATTTTTCTTTATAACTTGTTATTTTCATATTTCTTTCTCCTATTTTTTGTATTTTATAAGTTTGAAATTATTTTCAAACTCCAAAATTAGTCCATACAGTGTTCTACTTAAACACCACAACTCTTGTAACTGGTCACACTGATAATTAATAAATTTTGATTCGTCCATTTCATAAATACAATTGTTAAGTAACAAAGCACTCATTTTGTTGTTTAAATCTGTAGCCTTCTTACTTGATTCATACGCTCTAGAAATTTTCTGTTTGATATAATAAAAAAAATTCAGCGTTCTTACTTTTAGACTTTTCAATATGCTTTTCTAGTCTTTCAGCATAACGCTATGAAGCATATGCTTCCGTGAATAGGAAGTCGCAATTATGACCAAATGCGTTTAATAACTTGTTGAGCCTTTCTCCACTTACTTTCGTCTTTATTCTCCTCTCTACCTTTTTTCTTCATATTAATAAAGTTCTGCATGGTATTGATTATATGTTCCTGTCTTCTTAGACAGTCATACCACAGTTCATGCAGTGCATCATATATGTTTTTATTGCTTTTATCAAAATTAACACCTAATGCTTCTTCTAGCATTAAATAAATATTACAATATAAATCAATAGCCCTATTATTAAAATGTCTTAGGTCTTTTAAATCACTATATAAAAGATTCATATAGTCTTCTTTTTTGGCTTCCTGTCTTTCGATAAATCTTTCAAGATTATATGAATATGAATCTAAATTATCGACATAACATTCATGCATATCATCCTCAGGATAGTTCTTTTGGTCTTCCAAGTAATCTTCTAAGATAGGTTTTTCAAGACCTGTTATTTCTTCTACAATCTTTATCTTCTGTCCTCATTTCTTGTTTTCTTTGCTCTCTTAATCTCTCTATTGACTTTATATGTGTGCCACTTTTCGACCTCTGCAATGTCAATATATCCTAATGATGTGAGTTCGCTAATGCAGATAAGCACGTCTGCAATCTCCTCTTGTAGGTTGTCTTTGTATTCGTCTTTAAACCCATATCTTTTAACTTTTGTTAAGGCTTGTATTAGTTCTGCGCTTTCTTCTGTTGCGATTGTTAATGTTAAATCGTCTCCATTTACATGAGCGACAGAATCAATTTCTAAAGTCTTATACATAAGTATATCTTCTATTTTCTTTAAATCTTTGTACATTCTCATCACCTCTCTTCCTATATCTTCATTATACTCTTGTTTATAATAAAATCAATACTTTTCTAAATTATTTTAATGTTTTTATAAATAAAAAAGACTTGCATTTCTGCAAGCCGTTTATATTATCCAAGCACTAGAACTACACTAACAATAAACAATAGTATTGCTAGAACGCACGTTTCTATGTTCATTTCTTTATTGTCTTTTTTCAAATCTTCGCATTCTAATAGTTTAGCATTGTATGAGTTCATAGCCTTTACATATTTGTTTTTAAATTCTTTTGATTCTTTCTTTGTTCTGTCAAGTTCGTTTTGTAGTTGCACCTTATCTTTCACTTTTTCGCAATACAATGTATAACGTTTTTCATACTTGTTTAGCAATTGCTTATAGTCTTTTACGAGTTTCTCATATTCATTATTTAGGTGATTATATTTACCTTTTAACACTTTATAATTAAACTCGGAAATCTCTAATTTTTCTTCTGCATCTGTCATTATTTACTTACAACCTCCCCTGTTTCTTCTTTAACTTCGAAGTCTGCTTCTACAAATTCGTTTGGCTTGTCTGCGATATCATCTGCATTCATTCCATCAAAACTCTTTACAGTCTCGTCTTGTGCCACCGCTCTTACAAATTCAGTTTTTAATGGCATATATTTCAATAACTTCTTGAGTACTGTCTTTTTAGCCATTTCATCAAATTCTTTCTGCCATATACCTCCACTATAATTTTTGCTGTATTTTCTTGCATGCTCGTCAATCTCATCTTTTGACATTACTTTAAATCCTTCTCCACCATTCTTTAGTTTAAAAACTGCATAATAGAAGACAGGTTTACCACGGTTTGACTTACTAGGAATATGCTTTAGTTTTGGTTCAAGCCCCAATTCATATTCGAATGTGTCATTTTCGCAAACAACCTCAGCAGTGATACTCTTTACCTCTCCTGTTCTAAATGCTAAGTCAATTAATCCCCTATAGCCAATCTGAAATTGACACTGTTTGCCATATGGAATCAGATAGGCTTGACCTAATGAGGTATTAGGCTCTAGCCCTAGTTGAGCAGAATTTAACATCGCTCCAACGAAACTTTGTGGTGTGCATTCTGCAAGTTTTGGATTATTAGTGACTGCAGTTGTAACGATTCTCGCAAATCGCTCTGGTGTCATAACGTCTGGTAGCGCCTTTGCAATTTCACCTTTATAAAGTTTGATGTAATCCTTGATTGTCTGCCCTTGCTGTTTAGCGACCTCCTGTTTTGCTGTTTTAGTGATTATACCTTTTTGTTTAACTTCTGCCATATCTTATTCCTCCTTTATTTTTCTGCCATAATCAACATGACAGGAACTGAAAATGGGTCGTCATGTGATATTTCTAAATGAATACTTGTAACTAGCAAGTCTCCAAGTTTTTGCTTTTTGAATAACTCATTAGTTGTAATATCCTTTTTGAATCCGAATAATTCTTCCTTTTTGCTTATGTCTTTGATGTGTAATAATTCATCATCATCGAGCCTATAAACAAGTTCATTCACTCTCATTTCTTTCAATTCCTCCTTTGACTAGTCTTGCACATAATCTTGTTTTTTCTTCAACAATGCTTCTGCGAGTTCTAAATGTTTCTAAGTAAGCATTTAAAGCATTTATAACGTCGTCTAAATCAAATGTAATCTCTTTTAAATAATGGGATACAAACTTGTCACCTTTTGTTTCATCATGCGCTTTAGACATTTCTTTCTTTTCATAATTTAGTTTCTCTAATAGTATTGATATATCGCTATCGACCGTATCAAGTGAGCATTCGACACTATATAACTTGTTCTGTAATTCTTTACTTGTCATTCTTTATTCGCTCCTTTTTTTTAATTTCTATATTAATTAGATGCTATATATAGTATATAGTCAATGATTATTTTTCTTTTTTACTACAAATCTTTCTGATATTGTTTCTTTCATATACTTTTTGTAAACCAACGGTTCATTCTTTTTTAAATCTGATTGACTAAACCTTCTTGTAGGCTTACGCTTCCACGTCACGATTAAATCTTCCGTTTCCGCTTTTTCTGCACTTCTCATTTCATGCTTTACAATGTTTTCATAAAGCGTCTTTTGCTCTTTAAGTTCCTTTATTTTTTCGTTTATGTTGTAAATCATGTTTAGCGCTGTTTCTGTCTCATGACCTAATATACATTCTTTGTCATCTTTTGAATAATTGAATACTGCTTCAAGTGTTGTTGCAGTCGAACTTGTGCCGTCAATTGGTGGTGCTTCTCCTGTCTCTACTTTGTTCCAAAAATCTTCTTCGGCTTCTATGAGTGCTTTAATTTCTTCTTCGTCTCTGTTAATCTCAAACCAATAGAAACCCTTTCCCATTACTAATATAGCAATATACCACTTTCTTAGTCCTGTAACTGCCATATAATGCATGCATTGACAGTAATAAGAAGGTGGTATATCTCCGCTCTCAAAATCATATTTTGCCAATGCACTCGCAGTCTTGCATTCTAAACCGCAAGGTTCGTCCGTCAACAATCTATCAACATTCGCAAGCATAAACGGATGGGATTTTGATTGGAAGGAATAGTCACTCGTTACAACTTCATGCCCTGTTGCTTCCACAAATCTGCGTGCTACATAGTCTTCAAGGTCTCTGCCGATTCTCATTGATTCGTTGTCGGCATCCTCTGTATGCAGTAGACCACTTTTTTCAGCCCATAATGTATATGGACTTTTATACTTATTTAGTCCTAATACTGCTCCGACATCTGAACCTCCGATTCCGTTTTTTCTATCTTCTAGCCATTCTTCATGAGTTGATGGCAGAGGATGTTTGATAACTCCATCCATGTTCTACCCTCTTTTCTTGCTTATTCTAATAAGCGTGTATTCGATTAATAGTAAATTAAACATTAATGATATAGCCATAACCGTTTTAATTTCTACAACACTGCAATTGTTGCCATTTATAACGCTATATCCTAACACTCCTGTAATCAACACATTAAATAATGTTAATATAATTTTCTCAAATTTGCTCATTGTAATTCCTCCTTATACATGTTAATATATACATGTCTGATATTTCATCAATCTTTTTTAAATAAATAGATGAAGATGTTATAAGAATTGGTGGTTCTCTGTTTAGGAGTTCCACCTTTTCTTTTTAGTTCAATCTTTCATCTCTTTCATCTTCTACAAGTTCACCAATATCTTTCAAAGATTTTATCAATCTTCTCAATCTTGTAATTCTAATTGCTTTAAACTGATTCTTCAATTCTTCCTCTGGGTCTTCTACAATGTCATTTAATAAGACCTTCGTTTTCTCATGGTCTTCTTCGTCCATGTCATTAAATAACATTTTAGTCAGTGCAGTAATTACCATCATTAAATGCAGAACGCATAATCCGTTCTTTTCAAGTTCTAATTTTTCTTTTTCTTCGTCTAAAACACCTGTAATTTTAATTTTTGTTTTCATATTTTTTATACCTCCTATTATTTCCACTTAATATTTTCAAAAGGAACTCCGACAATCTCAGAAAACTTTATTGCCTCATCTACATAGAATCTTGTTTTTCCTTTTTCCTTATTGAAATAAGTAACGCTATTAATACCGAGTTTATCTGCGACATTTTGGACGCTCAATCCACTGTAATGACGTGCTTGTCTCGGTGTGAAACTTTTAAATTCATTCAATTTTAACCACCTCCGTTTTCTTCTCATTTATATTACTGCTTTTATACATCGTTGTCAAGCGTTTTATTAATTTTTTCTATAGTTTATTTAATGAATATAATGGAGGCTCGTTCTTGAGCATCTAACATATATTTTATAATGTTACATAGTAAGTATTACTGCTGTAAGTCTTTACAACATTCATATATTCATCAAATTCTCTGTTATATACAACCTTGATTTCTGCAACTGATGAATGATTAATTCTTAAATCTTCGCCGTCGTATTCTTCAATGTCTGAAATTGCACCAAAGCCCAAACAAATATAAAATATGCCTTCTTCATTTTTTGACATTTCAATGTACTGCTCATTTGTGTACATATCCATAGCAATAGCGGAACTTTTCTGTTTTGAATTTTTTAATGTTTTCATAATTATTCCTCCTAGTTAAAAAAGTTGGTGTTTATAGTGTTATCGCTTCACTTATTTTTATTTGTTTTTAATTTCGCAATCATAAGTTCTTTTTATGATTTCATTTAAAATTCTTTCTTTATTTTCTCTTGTTGCTTCAAGAATCCAATCAAAATTGATTTTTGTTCCATGTGGTAAAATTTGTGGATTATACTTTCCATAGCAATTTCCTTTTTCATCATAGACATATACTTCAACATTCCAATAATTTTCTAATTTTTCTTTGATAAAACCTTCTTTATACCATACATTTAGTATGTGTCCTTTGCAGTCATTTTCAATCTTTGTAAATTCAATTTCAATTCTTTCATCTTTAGAATTTCTATCATTGAAATGATAAAATTCTCTTCTTTCGCTCATTTTCTCCATTGTATACTCATGACCATCAATTTTTAAAATACCATTATTCATTCTTTCCATTTTGCTTACCTCCCTTATTACATCTATAATTATATATGTAATACATAGAAAAGTCAATACTTTTTTTAAACTTTTTTTTAAATCTTTTTGCAGTTATAAAAGAGTGATATCACTCTTTTATAAACCACACTTTTCCATGAGATGCTTTTACATCTCTTTGTGAAAATACATAATATGCTCCATGTAATGTATGTGATATATTTGTTATATTACAGTCATATGAATAAATATTGAAATCTCCATTAACATACGTTACAAATTCAGCATTTTTTGGTGCTTCTGTTGGTGTATCAGAAATCAATACATCTGTATTTCCATCTCCATAGCCATTAGGAATATTAAATTGAAAACTATCATTTCCAATTTTTACGCTACCAACATCACTATATGTTTTTACTACCTTAAAAGGTTTGATTTCTTTCAAATCATCATTTTTAAGGATTTCAACATATGTATGAGTATCAGCAATAAATGCGATTCCACTTTGAATTATCCAACATAATTTACCATAAAAGTTTTTATTTTTGATTTCATCAAAATCAATGATTTCAAAATTAGGGATTAATTTTAAATAATCCAATGTGTTTAATGTTGGTTTCTTACCAACACTTGAATCATATAAACAACAGAAGATGTCTGCGTTTTCTTCTTTTCCTTCTCCAACAATCATAATAAAATCATCATTAACTCTATAAGTATTCATATTCTTTTCTCCTTAGGGGGTTGCCCTCTTCTCTTTACAAGTATATTATATACTATATATTACATATATGCAAGCATTTATTTAAAAAAAGTTTTGAATAAAATAAAAAAAGCCATAACGTTATTGGTTATGACTTACTTTTCTCTAATTGTCATTATCTTTTTAGTAAACTCGATAGGAATATCAACATCAACACTTCCTCGAGTATTTTTCGCAATGCGTAAATAGTAATCATCTTCTTGCTTGTTATATATGAATATTACTTGACGAGCGCTGTTCTCAATCTCGCCACTTTCTTTTAGTCTGCTAAGCGTTGGAGGCTCATTTAATCTAGCCTTCTGTCCCTGTTGTGGTTGACCTCTGCTAACTTGAGATAATGCTATCATTGTTATGTTGTGATTGAGCGCTAAGGCACGAAGGCTCTTTGCTATTTCTGTTGTTTTCTCATAAAGAGAAGAACGGCTAAAACCTCTTATCATGCCTATATGGTCTACAAAAACGATAACGTGTTCATCGGTGTCTAATCTGTTTATATTTGTGTTTATTGTTTCTAGGCTCTTAGCACCTGTTACAAGCGTTATTCTCTTATTGTTGACTATTTCACTTATACCGTTGTCAATGCTGCTCTTTAAGTCTGTATCGGTGATATAACGGTATCTTTCTAGGGTATCCATTGGAACTCCTGTTTCAATTGATAACAAGCGTGCCTTAATGTCTTCTTCTGCCATTTCCATATTGAAGTAAACACATTGGTAATGCTTAGACAGTTCACTAAGCATATTCAAGGCTAAAGCCGTTTTCCCTCCACCTGTGCTGCTTGCTGAAATCACCATAAAATCATGCTCTTTCATTTTAAGGAATGCTTCCAATTTTGGAAAACCTAAGCCCATTATAGCATTGTTTTCAGTCTCTAAAAAGTTAAAATCTGCAATGCTCAAGGTTTCCTGTTTAATAGTTCCTAAACTATTAATAATATTTAAATTAGAAAAATATTCATCTATATCACATTTACCATTATCATATTTTCTGAATTCACTTCTTACAAGTCTATCTTTATAGGCACTTATAATTGTATCTTCTAGTCCTTGTATGCTTGCAATTTCTTCATAAGGATTACTTTTGTAAACAGTGTTAAAAACAAAGTCTTGGTTTATGTTTTTATCTTCTAATAAATCCGTGAGAAGTTCTGCGTCTCTCCCTTCTTTATGCAGTTCCTTTATTCTTTTAAATAAATACTTAAAATTTGAATTGCCAAACTCTTTGAAATAGTTTTCATTAATAGATAACTTGTCTATATCTTCTTTATGCTTTAGCAAATAACCTATTATATTACATTGTATTTCAAATAATGTCTTATCATCAATCATAATTTACATCCCCTAAAGAAAATCTCTGTCACTTTCATTTGCAAATTTTTGTTGGTCTATCCTTGCTTTTAAGTATGCAACTTTTTCTTCTATTGTCATGCCGTCAAACGCTGATTTTTCCTGTCCTTTTCGTTCATAACCGCTATTTTTAATCCATCCTTTAACTTCTTCTCTACCTTTTTCAATATTTTTAATCAATTCCTTCCTATCTGTTGGATATAGCATTCGACATCTGCCGTTGTATTCTTTACGCAAATATCCTTTTTTAACAAGGCTATTGATCCAATTTTTAACGGACCTTACACTTTTGCCCATTGCATTAGCAATAGATTCATTAGTTTCACGATAAATAAGGCTTTCATCTGAAAGGCTTTTTACACGTCCTAAGATATATGCTTCTTCTAATGTCAAACCTTTTTCAGCGAAATCTTTGTCAACCATTATAAATTTTTCTTCTGCACTCATAATATATCCTCCTATGTGCTTTTATATTTAAATGGGCATTTCTTGCCTTGTAGGCATTTCTGCCTTGTAGGCATTTCTTACCCATTTCTATACTTACATACTGCATCGCTTTTATATCATAGTCAAGCCATAGTATGAATATTCTTAGACAAAAAGAA